AAGCGGAACAACTGCCAAAATGAGTATTCTAAATAACAGAAACTATATTGGAAGCGAATTATCAAAGGAGTATTATGAAATTGCTTTAAATCGCATTAAAGAGTGCGGTGGGCTTTTTTTTTAATTCTTTTGAAACTGAATTGTCAAGTGAAGCAGGAACGTAGCAGCTTGCATATAACTCGTTTATTTACCCCTACCCCTTCACCACATTAAGCCACACCTTTTCGGTTAAAAAATAAAAAGATATGAAAGAGTCAAATAAAATACGGTTTATAGGAGGATTTCAGAACACAAAACTAAACGGTGAAGATTTCGCATTGACCCCTTATTTGTTTAGCGTCTGGGCAACTGGTGAAATAATAAAAGTTTACGGCATTGGTATCTGTTGGGGGTACTACTCATTTTATTTAGCATTAGGATTTAATATACCAAAAAATATCGCAAGTTTCGGAATCCATAATAATAAACCCTCACGATAATACCAGTTTGGGGCTTGGCGAAGTGGCTTTTGTGCGTTGGCTTGTGTGTCGGAAAGCCATTTTGCCAAACCCGTGTTATAAGCTGGCTGCGGTTGATTACCGAAAAACTTAAATCGAAGCACTAAACAAAAGAATTAAAAAAAAAGAGGGATGGAATTAAATAAAATATACAACGAAGACTGCATTGAAGGTATGAAGAAAATACCATCTGCAAGTATTGATATGGTTCTAACTGACCCACCATATACATCTCCAACTGTTCACGCATTTGGAAGGCAAAAAGTAAACAGGTTGTCAGATTTAGCAATACAGGAATTTTACTTTGCTGAAATCAAAAAGGAATGGGAGCGAATACTAAAACCTAATGCACCTGTTTTGATTTTCTGCGATGATATTTATAGTGCTGTTTTGATGGGCTTGTTTTACGAATGGCAACAAAAGAACTTAGTTGTTTGGGATAAGGGCAGGATTGGAATGGGAAATCCTTTTAGAAAACAGCACGAACTTGTTTTTTATGCAAACAGAGGAAGTATTGAGTTGAATAAAACGAATATGAGCCACATCCCGACTGTAATAAAAGAAACACTAACGAAAGAACATCACGGAGCAGAAAAGCCTGTAAAACTATTGATGAAACTTATTGATGGACTTACAAAAGAAAATGCAACAGTTTTAGATTGCTTTATGGGAAGTGGCTCAACTGCCATTGCTTGTTTAGAAACGAAAAGAAATTATATCGGATTTGAGCTGGATAAAAGTTATTATGAAACTTCACAAAATCGTATTTCTTCTTTGTGCGGTGGGCTTTTTTCTAATTCTTTTTCAACCGAAAGTTCAATTGAAACGGAATGATAGCAATTACACATAACGGCTGGGTATTTGCGAAGTTGCCCTTGCAGATACTTCAAATTAAGCACAAATGTTGATGGGCAATTTTGCAAATACCTTGTTACCTGCTGGTGCGGTTAATTTAGGATAAACTTGATACGAAGAACGAAACAAAAATTTTAAATAAAAAAAGCGTGGGGATTTTAAATAAATATAAAGTGATTGAAATACCATCAAAGAAAACAGAGGAATGGTTACTGAATAAACACTATGCTAAAAGAAAATGCAATGTGATGAAATCTTTTGCTCTTGTTGATGCGGAAGAAATAGTTGGAGTATGCACTTTTGGAATGCCACCGACACCATTTTTTAGTAAACTGTTTGATAAGGGAACTTACTGCGAATTAAACAGATTGATTACAAACGATGGATTAGAAAAGAACGCATTGAGTTATTTTGTATCGCAATGTTTAAAGATGCTTGGTAATAAAGTAATTGTTTCATATTCAGATGCAAACCAAAAACACAATGGGTATATTTACCAAGCAACAAATTGGATTTATACTGGTGTAGGAAGGGTAAATCAAAAAGACAAAAGAGGAGTAAATAAGTTCTTTTTTAATGGTAACGAATACCACGAAAGACACATACCCGAAAATATGGTTGCCTTGAAATTTGATATTGATAGAAACCTAACTAAAAATGAAAACTGGGTAAAAAATGGTGGAGAAATAGTAAAGCAAGAAAGAAAGCATAGATATTTTTTTGTAGTTGGAGATAAGAAATTTAAAAAGCACAATACTGAAATAATTAAAAATCACTTTATTATTTACCCATATCCAAAAGGACAAAATGAAAATTATGATACAAGTTATGAGATTAAAGACAAATACTTAGAACCTAAATTGTTTTGAAAAAACAAAAGTGTGGTCGCTTTTTATTTAAAATTTTTGAACCGAAAATGTCAATACGAAGCACTAATGTAGCACTTGCTTATAACTCACATATTTGCGCTATGCGCAAAAATCAGGATTCACGAATTAACCCTGCAACACCCTGTACTTCTCTTTCCACACATCAGGATTCTTGACATTCGAAGCATCGTCAAAATGCACATTGTCCGCTTTTCGGAAATTGCCACCGTAGCGAACACCTTTATCAATGATCGCCTGAATTAACTTCTCGTCAATACCTTTTCCGTCACCCATTTTAACTGAATTAAACCATTCGCCTGTTTTAATGTGCTGCAAATTACCATCGAGTGCATGACCAACTTTGTGGTTGCTCATATTTGCCGGAGTGACAACCGTTCCACTCAATATATCGGCATCTTTACGAAAAGAATTTGTGACCCAAAAAATGAATCCCTGAGCCTTACACTCATCGTCAATAATCTGAATGGTGGGTAAAAAGTCAAGGTCAATAAGTACTTTTTTTCCACCATACCCTTTGACGTATTTTGATGCGTACTCTATGATTTTGGTCATACGTTATTCGCTTTTAAATCCCGCAGGTTTTGTTTCAATTACTTTAGGTGTTATTTCGTGTTCTGATACCCAAAATGAACGAGGTTCGCCGCTAACAACGGTTGAAAATTCATAGGTAATATTACTGCCCCTGATAGTCATTGCCGTAATAATTCCTTCAATAGCACCTATTATGGTTGATGCTCTGTCTCCGCAATTGTATTTTGGTTTTGTCATTACTCTCTCCTGAGTTTTATCGGCATCAGCACTCCACCCATTCCAGTCCTAAGAAACGGGTCGTAACCTACCACAAATATCATATCCTTTTTATTTTGATACGCAGCACTTAAATACAAGCCTGTGCGCAAACTATCTTTACTAACCAAGCCTCCGATAAGCAATTTCCTTGTTCGCTCTGTATGCGTCTCAATTACGGTTGTAATAGGTAGCTTTAGCCTCCAATCAATCTTACGCTCCATAACCCTGTTCTGTCCCACGCTCTCCTGTATAGTAATTTTTACCGTATCATTCTCTGTGCTATCCTTATACTGTCTTATTGTAAAGTAGTCACGTATCACCGCCATAGAGTCAACATCTTTTGGAATTGGCTGATAAATAATTGTTGGTGATTGTGATGGCGGGAGATCAATCGAGATCGGAGGTAGATTAATGATAGTCGTATCACGCCCCGTTACTATCGGGTCAAACCTACCTTTAGGATCAAAATACCATAACAGGAATAATATTGCTACTACTCCCGTTATGGTAAGTGCTGTTATTTGCGTGGACTTCAAGCCGTTTTTCTTGCTGCTACTGAATTTGCAGTTTGGTTAGTGAAGCCTGTGCGTAAAATGATTGTGATTGCCATGTAAACCATTAAGGCTGCATTAGCTTTGTCGCCAAACATCCAGTTCATAATATCGCCATTGGTAATGAAGGTATCAATAAATCCGATTACCATACCTGCGATACCTGAAATCCATACCGTCCAATCAAGATTAAATCCTGTCGATACAAGCTCTTTACTCGACTGCCATAGCTTCAGTATCAGGGTAAGTGCCGATGTGAGTAGCAGCACCATTGCAGGATCAATCAAGTTAGCCCCCTGCCATGAAGTAATTATCAGTGTGCAGATACCCACAAACTGAGTCATGTTGATAGCACTAAACTTTGTTAATGCTGCCTTTAAAATTTCAATGAATTTTTCCATGTTGTGTTTTTTATGTTTAATTGTTAGAGTTGGATCGGTTATGGTCTGTCTCTATTGCGATTAATCTCAGCCTTAATCTCAAAGTAGTTTTCACGCAGGATAGCATAGTCGGAAACCATCTTTTCGATTTCCTTATCCTTACGCTCTGACTCTCTTTTGAGTTCAATTATCTGAGTTTCATGAACCTTTACAAGCCAATACATATCATCCACCTTATCATAAACTTTTGCACCGAGCCATGTAGCAAGGGAAAGCCCTAATACGGTAAGTCCACGCATTATCCATGCAAGGTTGTTCTCTTGCTCTTTTGACATACGCCAAGCCATCTAACGGGGGAGTTTGGGGTTAGAGTATGGAGAATTAACGTGGTATGTCGGTGTAGGTGTAACGGTTGTAACCGCATCCACTTCCACCGCATTGTTGCGGCGCAGTTCCTTCCCACATAGAGGCATTTATTCCTCTGAATGCTTCGTTGTATTTAAAGTTTAAAGTAATATTTGAAGTATTGAAATATTTACCACCTTTTGCAACCCACCACGGAACATTGGAAA